ACTACTAAAAATATTAAAAGTGGAGATGGTTCAAGTAGTTCTATTTCTGTATCAGATGATGTTTTCTCTGTGCAACCAATTAATGATGATACAACAAGTGTATTTAGTGTTAATAACCAAAGTTCAAGTGCAATATTTACAGTAGATTCTGTAAATAGCCTTGCAAAATCAGGGGTTGGGCAACATGTCGTTAATACTTCTACAAAAGATTTTGGATTATGGGACTTTAGCCCAAGTGCTGGCGAACATCATCCATTAACAACAATACCAATGATAACAAGTGCAAGTGATGGGGATTTTACAGGCGAAGTTAACGGTAGTGCTTGGGGTGGAACTTCAGCCAACCCTGCCACATCTTTGACTATTGCTAGTGCTTCTTTAGAATTAATTCCTTGCTTATGGATATTAAGAAGTAATATAACTATAAGTGAAATATCTTATTGCTTGGCTTCTGATGCTGCATCAACTGTTAATATCCATGCTATGCGTTATGATTTTGTTTCTGGGGCAGGTTCAACAGCAGGAGATTTATCTAATGGGCTTACTTTAGCACAAACAGGTTCTTCTCCATCAAGCCTTACTGCAATCGTAACAGGAGCTGATAGAATTTCAAATGGTTCTCTTACTCTAAATAAAACAACTGCTGACACTGGACAAGCAATTGTATTGTTTGGAGAAGCATCAGATGCAGATGACATGACTATACAAGTAACAATTAAATATTATTTAAGATAAGAGGTTATAAATGGCAAATTTTAATATAGATTTAAATATAAACGCTAAAGGAAGTACATCTTGTACAAAATCAGGCGAATATAATGAATATATAGGTACAAGCAAAGAAGTAGATAATACTGATGCTGGAACAGTATTGTTGACAGGTTCATCTTCTTTAGGTAGCACTAATTCAATGAAAAGTGCTAAAGGGCTTTTAATTAAGAATGCAGGGCATGTAGGTGCAGAAATATTAGTTAAAGTAGATACTTGGGCTGCAAACACTCCTGATACGAATGCTGATGATGGAGAAAGTTATTTTTCATATATTTTAGGAGCATATGATTTTATTTTCTTGCCAAATATTAGGCAAGTAGCATATTCAACTTCTACTTCAGCTGCATCAGGAGCAACTATGACAAATGTTAATCCAAGCCAATTGTCTGGGACTAATAATGTTCTTAAAAAAGCAAAGGCAGTTGCTACTTTAGGTGCTCATATTGATGGGTCAACAACAGACATAACAGTTAGTGATAGTGATTTTTTCAAGGTCAATGATTTAATACAATTAGGAACATATGAAGGTGGTGGCAATAATGATTCTATTGAAATTATGAAAGTAATTTCTGTTGATGATGCAACTGGAATAACAGTAGAAAGAGCATTATATGGTTCTAACTTGGGGAATCAAGGTAGTACTCAAACAGTAGGACATGCAAGTGGAGCTAATATTTACTTACCATTTTTTAATGCACATAATGACCAATCAAAATATACTAGCCCTAAAACAAATTCAGATGGAAGATATTGGGCTAAAAACTTTTTTGGCTATGGAAGAACTGCTGAAGAAGCTGATGGCATTGTCCCTGGTTCTATTTCAGGCAAGTTTTATAAAGGGGGTTATCAAGAATTAGGATTGTCAGGGCTAAAAGCAAGTTCAGATTCAAGATTATCTGCAAGTACAGCTTACACATTTACAATAGCTGCAAATGGGGGGAGTACTATTGAATGTTCATTTACAACTTCTACAAATACAACTTTAGGTGGAACTGATGGGGTAATACAAAAAATTCAAGATGCTCTTGACGCTTTAACTAATGCTACTTCAGGCAATTTAGCTGGGAAAAAAGTAGAAGTAAATGTAATAAATGGAGACATAAGGTTTACAAGCGTTGACAAAACTTCAACTTCTGCGATAGCTATAACTAAAAAGTCAAGTAGTCTTTTTGATGGTGCGACTGCTGTTGGTATTTTCCCAATAGAAGCTGATTTACAACAAGCTGTTCCTGCGAAATTGCCAGATGATGTTATTTATGATAAAAGAACAAATACAACAAGACCAAATGCAGGTGAAATGTTTTATGATGATGGTCTTGGCAATATAGTAGGCATTTGTGAAGGAAGTATAAATTACGAAACAGGTGAAATTATGTTGGAAAGTGCTCCATTGGATGCTGATTTTGTTATGAGTGCAAATTATGGTTCAGCTCATTCTGGGGGCAATGATTACTTTACAGATGATTCTGCTGGAGGTTCTACTGCAAATTCAATACTTGAAATTAAAGGAAGAAGTTTAAACCAAAAAATTAACACAACATTAGATATTGTTGTTGTTAGATAGGAGGGCTCATGGCTTATAATACCAAGAAAAAAAAGAAGAAAAAGATTAAAAAAAGAAAGAAGGGGTGAAATGGCTAAATTTAAAGGAAAGTCAGTTAGACTTAATAAACCCTCTCGTATTCGTAAGGGTCAAGCAGGGTATGGAAGAAAAAAATTTCAAGTATATGTTAAAGCAGGTTCAAGAGTAAAAAGAGTTACTTTTGGAGACCCTAATATGAAAATTAAAAAATCAAATCCTGCAAGAAGAAAATCATTCAGGGCAAGACATAAGTGTTCAAGTCCAGGCCCAAAAACTAAAGCAAGATATTGGTCTTGCAAAAAATGGTAGGAGAATAAAATGGCTACAAGTCCAACATATTGCACTCATCGTGATATAGAAGATGTATATCCTAATATAAATAATTATGATTCAAAAGAAGCTATTTATGGGTGGTTGCTTGTTTCAAGTGGTAAATATGCTGCTCATAACAGTGGCTTGGTTACTCAACTATTTGTGAATGGAGAATCTTTAGGTCCTGCACAATCTGCTCATACTGATTTAAATGTTGAAGGAGAATGGTTTTATAATTCTACTGATGATGTGCTTTATTATTATTCTGCTACTGACCCAAATGATAAGCTTATGGAAGCAGGTGAAATGTTTGCCACATTAATGACAAGGATATCAAAAAATGCTTCAAGATATTTTGATGCAAGGGTAGATTCAAGATTGCCTCGTGACCAATGGAAGGATAAAGAAGGAAATTATGATTATATAATAATAAGAACAGTTGCTTTAATAGCTGCTTCTTTTCAAATTAAATCACATGACCCTAGCAGCGAAGCTTTAGCTATATTGGAAGAAGAATATAATTTAAATATAGCATTAATAAATAATGGTCAAGTTGCATTATCTAATCAAGTTACAAGCGATTCTTCTAAAGGGATTCTTCGTGAAGTTAATGCCCCACAAGATGCAAACCCATTAAGAATAGTAGATACAAGAGGTAATTATTCAGGGATATATGATAATATACAGATAAAAGTTACCACAACAGGGGCGTTAGGAGCTGCTAAATTTGATGTTTACACAAAGAGTGCTGATAAGCTAAAAGATAATTTGACAGTTTCAAGTGAACTTATTACTGGTGGGTATCAATATATTGGTAATGGGATTCAAGTAAGGTTTGCAGGTGCTAATGATAGTTCTATTGCTACAGCTAATGATGAATATGAATTAGAAGTGTGGGGAATTAATGAAGAACTTGATAACCCTATTATTAAAAGCGTTAAAATGTCAAGGGTAAGAGGTTAGTAATGGCTATAACATTTACTAATATATGGAAAGACAAGATAATGGATAAATTGTCTTCTATTTTAAGAGATGAATTTGGAGGCCAAATACCTGTTTATATTTCTGATGGATATGTTAATAGTGGCAATTGTTCTATAAGAATATTTGGTAAATCACAAACTTCTATTGAATTTACAACTGATTCATTTACAAATGAATACCAAGTAGAAATGGCTTATTATCTAGTTGCCACAAATTCTAATGAAACTATACTTGATAAATTATACCGTGATATTTCTAGGATAGAACAATTAATAGCTAATAACCTTAATATATCTGATTATTGGCACAATGCACTAATAGATTCTATTGAAATAAATTCTTACGATGAAATAGAAGATAGTGTTGATGGGTTATTGACTGCAAAACTTAATTTTGTTTGTTCTTATACAAAAGTGTCTTAAATTACACTACAAGATTTTATTTAAATACAGGTTTTTATACGCCTGAGATATACTATATACAAAGAAAAGAGGAATAAATTATGGCTCTAAATTCTACTACATTTTCTGGAAGACAGTTTGCTGTTTATTTAGCTGCTGAAGAAACAACAGGCACTTTTAATACAACAGATGCAAGTTTTTACAGAATAGATGTTGAAGGGATAACTTTACCTACATTTTCTCCTGTGCAAGAATTTGAAATGAGAACTGGAAGTGGTCGTATTGCTGAATTTGACCAAGTGTTTTCATCTTCCAAAAGGGTAATGACTGAATTTACATTAACTGGAAGACTTACACAAGAAATGTGGGTTGTTTTAATGGAAAATGCTGTTGGGGATTCATTTGATGGTGGAACTGGAAGTGATAGTGTTATGTCACTTGCATATAATTATGGGGGTGGTAGCTTTAAAGTAGGTGATGACCCTGCTAGTGCAACTGACTTTACAAAGCTAATGTCTGTTTATTTTGCAGCTCCTACTGCAGCTGATTCTTATTCATTAAAAAGTTGTACTTGTACTAATTTTACTATTGAAGCTGATATGGATGCTGCTGCTGGAAGATTTAATTATAGTGCAACATTCCAAACCCAATCAACTCCTGCTAAAGGCGAACAATCTGGCTTAATTGCAGCTGCAACTGCCATTGGTTCTAACAACCTTTACTTAAGTTTGCTTGATGATAAGAATATTGACATTAAAGATTATAGTAGTACAACTGACCAAGATGATATTACTCCATTATTTAAAACATTTACTATGTCTGTTGATTGCCCAACTCAATTTATGGGTGCGTCTGGTGCTAATGGTGAACCTGAAGTATGGGGCAAGGCTTTACCTGAACTTTCAATTACTTGGGGTGGAAGCATTAAATATGATAATGAAACTGACAATATGGTAGAAGCTTTCCGTGACCCTGATGGGGCTTCATATTTAACATTTTTCTTGGCTGATGTCGCTGTTGCTGGAACTACTGAAACTCCTACTGGTGTTTTCTTTGGGGCTTCTTCAGTGCAAAAAATGGGAATGTGGTTTGGAAAATCAAAACTAACATCTTGTGAAGTTTCAAGTGATGATGTTGCTATGGTTAATTTTGAAGCTAAAGTACTCGCACCTTCAAGTGGCAATGCAGCTCACTTTTTAGGTGGCGATAACGCATAAGGGGTAATTATGAGGATATTTACTAAAGAAGGTTTTTTGAAGCCTAAAAAATCAAATGAAGAAAAATATTGTGAATCTTTATTGGAAAATGGTTGGGTTGAAGTTAATGAAAACTTGAGCCCAAAGACAACTAAAAAACCAAATAAGGTTAAACCTAAAGAAGACGAATAAAAGGAGCTAGACAGATGTCTAAAGAAACTGTTAAGTTAAAACAAGATGAAGTTAAAGTCCCAAGTGGTAAGATTGTAAAATTAAAAGAAATGAGCATTGATGAAGTTGATTTTTGCAATGACATACCAAGTTTTGTGTATGGGGATGATGGAGAAATATCTTCAATTAAAAATATTTCAAAATCAAGAACTGCTTGGTTAAGGAGAGGTATTAAAGGTGGTGATTTCAATGGATTCAAAACAACCACCAAAGGTTTAGTCGAAGATTCAGTATTAAAACAATTAGATGAAGCTGATAGAAACTTTTTAATGACAAAGATTCAAGAGTTTCAACGCTTGGGGGAGTAGATACCCTCAAACTTCAATTAAATGTGCTAACAAGGGGTTGGTGCGAGGGATGTATGTTTCACAAATACCCCTATGAAGCAACGATACCTGTATCTATTGATAGGAAATATCCTAAAAAAGTTTTTAACGATAAAGAAGATATAGATGAGGTTGTTCAAATGTTGATTGATGATTTTAAAAAAATAGGGGGAGATGGGCTATTATGTGCTAACATATCAGCTCAAATTCCCTTTTTTTCTTGCCCCAATCATTTTTTAGATGAATCTTCCCAAAAAGATATAGCACGATTTCAATATTCTAAAGACTATTCTATATCCCCTTATCCTGGAAGTTATGGCAACCAACCTATGAAGTGGAAAGAAAAGCATTTTGCCATACAAGTAGCCAAATCTCATTTAGAGAAAAAGGCAATAGAAGATAAGCAAAAAGGAATAAGTAATGGCTAATCAAGGTGCAACAGGATATACAAAAGAATTAAGAGCAGCTGCTAATGCTCATAAAGATTTACTAACAGCTGCAAATAAGTTGGTAAAAGGTTTAGAATCAGAAAGGGATGTAGTTAAGAAATTAGCCCTTTCGATAATGCCAGCCATACAAAATAATAAAGACTTAACTGATACATTTATAGCACAATCTAATGCTGTTGCAACAGTTACTCAAACAATTAAAAAGTTTAATCTTACTGAAAAAGAAAAAGGTATGATTATAAAGCAAGTTGTAAAGGGTGTTAGGGATAATATACTTGCTCAAAAATCACTTCAAAAAGAAGAAGAAAAAGCTTTATTAACAAAAGAAAAGTTAAACACAAAAATACAAATATTTAAAGATAAGCTAATAGAAGCTGGTTTGCCTATACGAAATGTTGCAATGCATTTAGGTCAATTCGACCAATTTGCTAGATTGGCTGGGGCAGCTGCAAATGGTGATGCAAGAGCTATGGCTGCTTTAAGTCGTGAAACAACAAGGCTTGTAAATTCCCAAAAGAAAGCCAATGTTCAAATAAAAAGAGTTACCACAAGTGTAAGAGAACAATCTAAAGAAAGTAGAGGCCTTCTTAAGAATTTAAGAAATGCTAAAGGTGAAACTGGAATATTTTCTACAAGCTTGGCTACTATGCGTGGGAATTTATTATTAGCTTCTTTTGCTATGAGGCAAACATTAAACCCTTTAATAATATTAGGACAAGCTGCAATAGATGCTGCTTCTAATTTTGAAATATACAAAATACAACTTGAAAATGTTTTAGGTTCACAACAAGAAGCACAAACAAGATTTGAAAAATTTAAAGTTGTTGCTGCAACTACTCCATTTAACCTTGATGAAGTTATGCAATCTGGTGTTATACTTGAAAGATTTGGTCAAGATTCTCAAGATTTAATTAAAGTTATGGCTGACCTTGCCGTATTTATGAATATGTCTATGCCTGAAGCTACATCAGCATTTGGTCGTGCATTATCTGGTGGTGAACAAGCTTCAAGGATATTTAGGAATAGGGGTTTATTTAATTTAATTAAAACATTTAATGAAATAAAAGTCTTGCCAAAAGATTTAGATGAATTTAAAACATTAATGGTAGATACATTTAAAGATACAGAAGCTGGAATTTCTGGTGTTACTGATAAAATGTCTGAAACAATAAAAGTTCAATTTTCAAACCTTCAAGATGATTGGTTAGTTGTTTTGGCTAAAATGGGTGATGCTTTGAAACCATTTAATCAAGCTTTAATTACCTTTGCTAAAAGTTTTATAAAGACTGAAGAGGCAATCATAGCAAGTGGAATAGTTGCAACATTAGGTGCTTTAGGTGTTGCAATTAAACTAATAGCTGTAGCTGCTGGTTCAGCTGTTGGAACTTGGCTATTAATTGCTGGTGCAATAACTGCTGGTGCTATTGCTGTTCAAAAAGGAATAGCAGCCTTTTTAACTTGGAAAAATTCAACTGAAGATTTAGGGAATGAATTAACCCATACTGACAAAATTATTCAAGACCACATGGCTCAAACGAAGGAATGGCAAAAACAACAAGAAGAAGCTGAAAAATTAGAATTTGAAAGAGCAGAAGCACAACGAAAACTTAATGAAGAAATAGAAGAAAATTCTGAAAAAATAAGAGTTCAAATAAGATTAATGGAAGCAGACAATGAACTTGAAAAAGAAGCAATTAAGTTAGGTAGAGAATTAGGTGATGAAGAAAGAGCGTTAATAGAATTAAGAAATAGAAAAGAAGAACAACTTGAAAAAGAAATTGAATTAAATAAGTTGATAAATGAATCTATGGCTACTATGAGGAATAAATATAGCGATGTTGCCATACAACAAGCAAGGCTCAATCTATTGGTTTCACAAGGGCTTTCTCCAAGTGATGAATCTCTTGAATTTGCAAAAAAATTAAATGAACAATTTGATGATAGAATTGATATCCTTCAAGAATTAAATAATTTAACTGGGCTAGAATTAAGCCCACAAAGTGGCTTTACTGATGCAACCAATACAAATCAAGCTATGAAAGACTTCGCTAAAGATATGCTTGATGTTGGTATTAGCTTTGAAGAATTAAGGAACAAGTATGATGATTCAAGGATAGAAGAAATATTTAATGTAGAATCTTTTGAAGCATTAGGTAAAACAAAAGAACAAGCAGAAACATTGTCAGTGAGTTTTGGAATATTATTTGATAAGCTATTAGAAGGGGCTGAAGTAGGTCAACAAATTAAAGAATTTATGGAAAGCCTTATCCCACCTGAAGATACAGAAGTTTCAATACCTGGTTTAGGGAAAGTAAGTGATGTCTTATTAGGCTTTGAAGCCTTAATGGATATGTCCACTTCTTATAGGTCTATGGTTATGTCTGGGATTGAAGAAGAAAGAAATGCAGAAATTAAAAAAGCTAAAGATACTATTACCAATGAAAGAAAGCTAAAAAGAGAATTAGTAAAAATAAATGACAAGTTTGACAATCAAAGAGCTGAAGCAGGTAAGGATATGCAAAAGCTTATGATTGCTGAAGCAATTGCTAATGCATCAATGGCTGGAATAAAGGTTTGGTCTGAAGGCAAATCAACTCCTTTAGTTCGTGGTTTACAATATGCAGCCATAACAGCTATGTTGGGGGCTCAAGTTGCTAAAATAAAAGCACAAAAATTTGCACAAGGTGGTGACTTTGTAACGAGTGGACCTCAAATGATTATGGTTGGGGATAATCCTGGGGGTAAAGAAAGAGTTCAAGTTACTCCTTTATCAAGCCCTAATATTGCTGGACCTCAAGGAAATGGGTCAATTAACGTAACCTTTACAGGTAATGTTATGTCACAAGACTTTATAGAAGAGGAAGCTATCCCAATGATTAAAGAATCTCTTAGGCGTGGAGGTGATTTAGACCATACGCATGGTGTGGCTGCTTTTGAGGGTAAAACTGGAAGTCCTAATTGGGGTGATTCATGGTAAGTAAAAACTTATATATTATAGGAGTTGTATGAGTTTTATAGAAGATATACAAGGTCAAAATACCCAAATATACCCTATTGTAACTATTGAACCTCCTGATACACTTGAAGCAGGAAACTATTGGTACGAAGACTTTCAAAGAAGCTATTTTTTATCAACAAATAATGTCAATTTAAATCATATACATTCACGATATTATATTGATATAGGAAGTGAAAACTTACCTAAAATTACAAACATTAATTTTAAACCTTTATTGCTAAATCTTCCTTCTCTAAATCAATCAGTAGATTTTAATTCAAGAATATTTAGGACTTCTAATGTAAAGTTGCAATTTTCTAATGTTTTATACAATGGAAAAAGATTATCAGATGAATTATTTTTAAACAATATTTTAAATTGGAAAGTTTCTATTCAATTTATATCACCTACTGCAAATAAATTTTCAACTATTGCTGGACTTTCAGATGACCGATATAGTTGGAGTGAAAAAAGCATGTATGAATTTTATTCACTTTCTTTTCCTTCTATTATAGAAGAATTTGGAATTGATTTTCAAGAAGTTCTAAATGAAGAATCAAAGAAGATGGCTAAAATGATTTATCAAGGGGTAATAAGAAAAATATCTCATGATGATAAAATCTTAAATCTTGAATTAGAAGATTATAGTTCGCTACAACAAAGCGTAGAATTGCCTAAAGTAAAATTACCTGACGCTGAAGTTATCTCTGAAAGATATAGAAATAGGTATGTGCCAATGGTTTATGGTCATGTTGATAAAAGTCCACTTGTTTTTTCATCATCAAATGTTCAATTACAAATGGATTCAGAGCCTACTAGAGGATTTGTTGATGGATGGCATGATGTTTTTACAATAGTTGGAGGCCCAAGTGTTGAAAAGCATGGACAGCCTCCCTTATATGCAAATATAGATGATTATTGGGTAGGCATAACTGAACAAGTTAATTATGCAATAACAATAGAAAGCAAAAGTGTTGATATTAATGACCCAATAGAATTGACAGGGATTGTTGGGGATAAGCAATATGAAGTTGATGGCAATTACATAAATATAAAAACCAATAATCAATATTATGTTGCTAATACATTGCAAGGTTACACAATCTATCCAATCAATACACTAGATGGGTTTGAAGTTGGAGATTACGAGCACCCTTTGCAAAACTTTGCCTTACAAGACCAAACTTTAATGTGTGATAATGACTTAAGTACATGGGCAGATTTAAGTCTTGGCTATTTTGATGCTCCTGCTGGGTTTAGTGTTGCAGCGCCTGGCTGGATAATGTTAACTCTAAGGTTTTATATTCTTCCTTCTTTTGACCATTCAGGACTTATAGCATCTTATGCGTTAAATAATTATATTTTTGACAAAACAAATACAACTACTATTACACATAGCAACGACCCTACAGAATTGTTTGGAATGCAAGATTCAAGTCTAAAAGATTTTAAGTTTACTGTAACATATCCAAATACTAATATAGAAGGCTTTGACCATACTGACCAATCAATAAAATTTTACCCACAATCAATAGCTGATAACGGATACCTTTATGCTAATTTTATGGGTGGGGTAAATTGTCCTGATGGCACAGGTAACGAAGACACGAATAAATATGTAGTCAATGTAGAAGGTAAGATAAAAAATTCTTGGGCTGAAGCATACCTTGTGCCTTCTAATATTTTTAAAAATAAATTTTATTGCAATATGGAAGGTAGGATAAATGAATATACAGACCACCCTAATAATCAACAATTGCAATCACAAGCTCAAGTAATAAAAAATCCTATTGATATTATTTATGATATAGTAAGGAAAGAATTAAAGCATGATAATATAAATGAAGATAGCTATAATGAAGCATTACAACAACACACTGATTGGAAGTTTGGATTTACTGTTACTAAAAAAACAAATGCTAAAAAATTAATAGAAAATATAGCAAAATCTACAAGATGCTTTCCAAGATTTAATTCAGATGGAAGCTTTTCCTTTAATACATTAAAAAGTAAATATTCTGTTTCAAATTATGATGCAGAAACTACACAATTAATAAAAGAAAAAGAAATATTAAAATATTCATTCAAAAAGACAAGTGTTGAAAATATTTTTAAGACAATAAACTTGGATTATAAAAAAGATTATCATGAAGGGGGATATCTTTCAAATAAATCTTTAACAACTGATATTAAGATAGAAGACCTATACAATATAAATACTGAAGAAGCAACATTAAATATATCATCAGATTATATAAGGGAAGACGCTACTGCAACCAAATATATAGAATTTTTATCAGAATATTACCAAAGTGATTATTTGGTAATGAATTTAGATTTACCTGTTTCTTTTATTCATTTAGAAGTTGGGCAATTAGTTAAGTTTAGAGAATTGTTTAATAATGTAAAGGCATATGGGATTGATTATAGGTTTATCCAAGAAGTAAATAAATTAGAAGGTTATTCTGTTTGGGCGTATCCACTATTTATGATAACAAAAATTAAAAAAACTTTAAATAAAGTGTCATTAGAATGTGTTCAATTGCATCATTCAAATAAAGAAATGTTAGATATTAGTTGGTTTTCTGGTTGCGAAGATTACTATCCAGATGAATATCCCAATGGTTCAAATCCAGATGGGCTTTTTTATTTTCCAGAAGTTTCAATACAACAAGCTACAAATTCATATGTAACTGAATACTTGTTAAGCCAACTTGGATATACAACAACATTGACTGTTCCTCCCTTTAACTATACCCAAACTGTTGGTGCTTTAGCTATAAATTTATTCGAAACAGAAGAAGGTTATAATAATGATACTGATATTGAATTTACTAAT